GTCAATTAAATGACTGATATTAATAACATCGAAGAAGATCAGGAAGTTGAACTCCACGACGAAGTAACGGACGAAGTTGTGGAAGAAGCTCATGATCCTAAAAATGCTGAGGCACAGTCTGTCGCTTCTGTAGATAAAGCAGGTGAAGCTACCGGTAAAGCACCGACACGTAAAGGTGATAACACCAAGCAAGATCCAATGCCAAAAACTAAAGCTGGTATGATCAATGCTATGTATACTAAGATGAATGCTATGAAAAAGCATGATCTTCAGGCTGCTTATTCTAAGATGCAAGAAGAATCTTTGGAAGATCAAGATGGTGATGTTATTGCTGAAAAGCAAGACATTGACTATCAGGTAGATTTTTCAGAAGACTTGAATGCTCTTGTAAACGAAGAGGCTACACTGTCCGAAGAATTTAAAGCTAAGGCCGAAACAATTTTTGAAGCAGCTATCAAATCTAAGCTGTCTGAAGAAATTGATCGTCTCGAAGAAAAGTACAATGAAGAATTGTCCGAAGAAATCGAGACAACCAAAGCTGATCTCGTAGAGAAGGTTGATTCATACCTTAACTACGTAGTTGACCAGTGGATGGAAGACAATAAGGTAGCAGTCCAATCAGGTCTGCGTACAGAGATCTCTGAGAACTTTATGAACAATCTGAAAGATTTGTTCACCGAGTCTTACATCGAAGTGCCTGAGTCTAAAGTCGACCTAGTTGACGAACTTGCTTCTGAAGTTGACGAACTCGAAGAGAAACTCAACGATCAGACTGGCAACGCCATCGCAATGGCAGAGGAACTGGAAGGCTATAAGCGTGAAAGCATCATTCGTGAAGCATCTCGTGACCTTGCAGAAACTCAAGTTGAAAAACTTAAGTCTCTTGTAGCAGACGTAGATTTTGATGATGACGAAACATTCGCATCAAAAGTTGCAACTGTAAAAGAGTCTTACTTTAACAAGGCTGCGAAAATTGCTGAAGAAGTTGTAGATGAGTCAGATGACGCCTTCGAGGTTGATTCAACAGATTCTATGGCGCAGTACCTCAATGCCATTAAAAAGACATCTAAATAATAGGGAGTCCTTAAAGATGCAAAACGTAATCTCATACGACAAGCTCGTCGAAAAATGGGCACCAGTTCTGAATGAAGAAGCAGCTGGTTCTATCAAAGACGCACACCGGAAGGCAGTAACAGCTGCTGTTCTAGAAAACCAAGAAACCGCACTTCGCGAAGAAGGTATGCTTTCAGAAGCTGCTCCAGCAAACTCAACAGGTAATGTTGCAAACTGGAATCCAGTACTGATTGCTCTCGTACGTCGCGCAATGCCTAACCTTATGGCATATGATGTCTGTGGTGTCCAGCCAATGACTGGTCCTACTGGCCTTATCTTTGCCATGAAGTCAACCTTCCAGAAGACAAAAGCTGGTGTATCAGACGGTGATGAAGCACTGTTTAGCGAAGCACCTGTTGGATATTCTGGTGACTCAACAACTGCTGGTAACGGCACAGGCGGACCATCCGGTCTATCTGGTGTATCAGACACCGACGGAAACGACGGTCTTACAGACTCTGGTTCATCTTACGTACCAACAACTGGCGATGCATACACAACTGCAGAAGCTGAAGCTCTTGGCGATGCCACTGAGTCTTTTGCAGAGATGGGCTTCACCATCGAGAAAGCCACAGTGACAGCTAAGTCACGTGCTCTCAAAGCAGAATACACACTGGAACTTGCTCAGGATCTTAAAGCCATTCATGGTTTGGATGCTGAAACAGAACTGGCTAACATTCTGTCAACCGAGATCATGGCTGAAATCAACCGTGAAGTAATTCGCACAATCAACTCACAAGCTAAAATCGGTGCACGCCAAGCCAACGTTACCACAAAAGGTATCTTTGACTTGTCAACTGACGCCGACGGTCGCTGGTCTGCTGAGAAGTTCAAAGGACTTTTGGTCCAGCTTGAGCGTGAAGCTAACGTTATCGCAAAAGAAACACGTCGCGGTAAAGGTAACTTCATCATCTGTTCATCTGACGTAGCATCTGCTTTGTCTGCAACAGGTATGCTCGACTATGCTCCTGCAATCTCTGCAAACCTCAACGTGGACGACACAGGTAACACCTTCGCTGGTGTACTTAACGGTCGCACACGGGTTTACATTGACCCATATGCCGATACAGACTACATCAACGTCGGCTATAAGGGAACTAACCCATACGATGCTGGTATTTTCTACTGCCCATACGTACCACTAACAATGGTTCGTGCGGTTGGGGAAGACACATTCCAGCCAAAGATCGGATTCAAGACTCGCTACGGAATGGCTTCAAACCCATTCGTTGGTGCTACACCAGCAAGCGGTCTCGCTGCAGCCCGGTCAAACCAGTACTACAGAATCTTCCGTGTGGACAATATCCTCACATAAGAAGAAGTACAAAAATGAACTGGGAGGGCTTCGGTCCTCCCTTTTTTTATGAGTATAGATATAAATAGAAACATGGCAGACTTAACCACAAATCTAAACTATCTACAACCGACCGCCTATAAGCTGTCGATAGATCGTGAAAATTATCCTAACTTGGAATATTTCGCGCAAACAATTACACACCCAGGCATGATTCTTAATCCATCGGAAGTTCCTTTCCGTAAGATCGCCGGTGTTCCAATCGTTGGTGGTACACTTACTTTCAACGAACTCAACGCAACTATCATCTTAGATGAAGCACTGACTGGCTACAACGAAATGTACTCTTGGATTCGTAGAGTAGTTGATAACTTACCAGTCAAGGCTATGGACAGAACTGCAACCGGTACACCTACATATGCTGACATTACATTGTCTATTTTAAATAGTGCTAACAATGTGTCAAAGCAAGTTAAATATCTAGAATGTATACCCGTTGCTTTAGGAGATATTAATTTTGAATCGACTGCATCAGGAACTGAGTTTATCACGTTTACTGTTGCATTCAGATTTACCTATTTTGAACTGATATAGATAATTCTATAATTGGAGTATAGTATGATTGATTTGAAGCAAGTGCTCGAAGACTGGGCACAAGATAATGTTATTAGTGAAACACAGCTTGATAAAAGTTCTAGAGATACACCCCTCTTACATTCCAAATACCTCGATAAACTTGCAAATGCAAAGCTGCTTTTGAAGCGAGCCGAGTTTGTGCAAAAGACTTTGCTTAAACAGAAGTGGCTCTACTATAATGGTAAGCTAGATCAAAGCAAGATTGAAGAGTTCGGTTGGGATCCAGATCCGTTTGACGGTCTTAAGATTCTAAAGGGTGAGATGGAATACTATTATGATGCTGATCCTGAGATTCAGAAGTCAGAAGAAAAGATTCAGTATTATAAGACGCTAGTAGAAACACTTAGTGAAATTGTAGATACAATTAAGTGGCGACATCAGACGATTGGAAATATTATTAAATGGAAGCAATTCGAGTCCGGAAACTAAATCACGCTAATCTCCATATTGATTGTGATTTCGGTGCAGCACAAGAATTAAAAGAATTCTTTTCGTTTTACGTGCCGGGTTATAAGTTCATGCCCGCGTACAGGCGACGTGTCTGGGATGGAAAGATTAGATTGTTCGATTCAAATACCGGTGAACTACCGGCGGGTCTAATATACCATCTTCTTAAATTCTGTGAAACACGTCAGTATAAGATCGATGCTGTGCGCACTACCTATGGCTTACCGTATTCTGAAGATAAAGTAGAGGCTAAAGATCTACTCAAGTTTATTGAAAAAATGAACCTGCCTTTTAAACTTCGCGACTATCAATTTCTTGCGTGTATGGAAGGACTAAAGCGTAGAAGATCTGTGCTCGTATCTCCTACTGGATCTGGTAAATCACTTATCATTTATGCATTGCTTTCATATTTTCTTGGTGTACTGAGAGGTGATAGTGAAAAACGCGTTCTTGTGATTGTACCTACTACCTCACTCGTAGAACAGATGACATCAGACTTTAATGATTATGGATGTCCTGATCAGTTAATACACAAGATCTATTCTGGCAAAGAAAAAGATCCGGGTGCACCGATTGTTATTAGTACATGGCAATCAATCTATAAGCTACCACGAGCTTGGTTCGAGCAATTTGGTATGGTAGTCGGAGATGAGTGTCATGGTTTTAAATCGAAATCTCTTATGCAAATCATGAATAAAGCAACTGAAGCAGAATATCGCTTTGGAACAACAGGAACATTAGACGGGACACAAACACATGAGCTTGTACTTCAAGGACTATTTGGAAAGATTTATAAAGTTACCACTACGAAAGCTCTACAGGATAATGACACCTTGGCTCAACTGGACATCAAGAGAATCATTCTTGATTATGATGAAGAAACCAGACGGGACTTTGGTAAGAAAACGTATCAGGAAGAAATTGAATGGATCGTGGGAAATGAAAGACGAAACAAATTTATAGCAAATCTAGCCAGTGATCAGAATGGTAATACTCTAGTGCTTTTCAACTACGTAGAGAAACACGGAAAACCCTTGTTTGATCTTATAAATAATAAAGTAAAGGAAGGCAGAAAAGTTTTCTTTGTATCTGGAAGCGTACAGACATCGGATAGAGAAGCTATTCGTGGTATAGTGGAGAAACAAAAAAATGCTATCATTGTGGCATCTCTGGGTACTTTTAGTACCGGTATCAATATTAGGAATCTACACAATATTGTCTTTGCGTCACCTTCAAAAAGCCAGATCAGAGTTCTTCAGTCAATTGGACGAGGATTAAGAAAGTCTGATAACGGTGAGTCGACTACTCTTTATGATATTATAGATAATATTAGTTATAATGAAAGAAAGAACTTTGCTACTCTACATTCGGAAGAACGTCACCGAATATATGAAAGAGAAAAGTTTAACAATAAAACTTACAGAGTGGAAATATGAAAGAACCTGCGATTAAACAATTTAAGTTGACTAATGACGATGAAATTGTGTGTGAAGTGCTTGAATGGGATTCTGAAGATAACTCAGCGATTTTAGTTAGATGTCCACTAAGGATCGTACAAGGCGAAGATATGGAACGCGGTATTCGTTTCTATGCATTTCGACCTTGGATGGGATTCACCGAAGATCCTAAGATTCTTCATACAATCAACGCGGCACACGTTATAGGAGAGGTTACACCTTCTAGCGATCTTATCAAGCATTACGCGGGTACGATTATCAAACTCGAAAAGAATGCTAATAATAAGAAGCATGACTTCGATATGGATAAGCTTGAAAAGATGGATGACGACGAGATGGAAGATTTTATACAATACCACTTAGAACAAGAAGACGAAGAAGTTGAAGAGGATCTGGGACAGAACGTTGTAAAGTTCA